GCGAAACTAAACGACTAGAAGCATTGCTCAAGAATATTGGGCCAGATGCAGAAACAAAAGTCTTTGAACGCAGAGCTAAACTAGCAGAGCTAGCATTAAAGCAACGCGACATTGAAACGAAAGAAGACATTGTTGAAATGCAAATGAGAGGATAATATGGTAACAAAACAAGACGTGGATAACATTCTAACACAAGTGAATGCCATTCTTGCTAAGTTGGACGAGAGACTAACTAAGCTTGAACAAGCAGGATCAAAGCCAACGCCAAAGAAAACAATAACGAAAGAGCCTGCAGAGGCTTGACATTTTCTAAAAAGTATGCTATAATATTTAGTATATTCAAAGCACCAAACATAAGGAGAATGCTTTGACCAAAGAAGATGAAGTGTATTATGAAAACTATCTTGACTTGTTTCTCCATCCAGGGTGGAAACAATTTGTACAAGAAAGTAAAGAATCTTTAGAGTCTCATAACATTGATGAGATCAAAGATCAAAAAGAATTATTCCTTCTTCAAGGAAGAAGACATACATTGTTAAATGTAATTCACTTTGAAGCAGGAATTAAAAATGCATTTGATATGGAGGTGTCTGATGATTAGACGCTTTGATTTCAAGTGTAAAGAATGTTCACACATTGAAGAACAGTGGGTAGATAGCTCTGATGAGTTTGCCACTTGTCCGGAATGTGGGAACACCGCACAGCGGATAATCTCAAGTGTATCTTCACATTTTATTGGTACGGGTTGGCCCGATGCCGATGATCGGTGGGCAAGGGATCATGAGAGAGCCGCTAGAAAATAATCACTTCCATAATGCTACGGCACGGAGTTTAACAATATGGCACAACTAATTGATCGAGTACCCGAAGATCAACAAGAAAGCGAAGAGTTTGCTACTCTTGATGAGCAACAAGCACAGGTAGAGGAAGCTCCCGAAGAGCCAACCCCAACACCCGAACCAGAAGATGACATACCTGAAAAGTATCAGGGCAAGGACATTAAAGATATTGTCCGCATGCACCAGGAAGCTGAGAAGCTACTGGGTCGTCAAAGCTCAGAAGTAGGCGAGCTACGCAAGATTGTTGATGATTTCGTAAAGTCTCAGATTGAAGCGGCCAATAGCCCACAACAACAACAAGACGAAGACATTGACTTTTTCTCCGAACCAGAGAAAGCCATTGCCAGAGCCATTGAGAATCATCCAACGCTAAAGCAGGCGGAAGAAACTACAATGGCTATGAAGCAACAGCAAATCTTAACCAAGTTGCAGAGTAGTCACCCAGACTTTATTACCATCGTCCAAGACGAAAAGTTTCAAGACTGGGTAGGGAAATCAAAGGTGCGTACAGAATTATATGAACGTGCCGATAAACAATTTGATTTTGACAGTGCAGACGAACTTATCACTACGTGGAAAGAACGTCAGAACATGGTGGTGGAAACAGCTAAAGTGCAAGAAGAAGACCGTAAGCGTCAACTGAAAGCGGCTTCAACTGGTGGGGCATCTGGAAGTGGAGAAGCACCAAGTCGCAAGGTTTATCGTCGTGCTGATATTATTAAACTTATGCAAACTGACCCAAAGCGTTATCAACAGCTACAGCCTGAAATTATGGCGGCATATGCAGAGGGTCGTGTCAAATAGTGTTAAGGAGAAATTAACATGGCACTGGGTACTAACCACGTCACCAATACAACTGGTGCAACTTTCATTCCAGAAATTTGGAGTGATGAAATTGTAGCGGCATATGAGAAGTCTCTCGTACTTGCCAATCTTGTCAACCGTATGCCAATGACAGGTAAGAAGGGAGATACAATTCATATCCCTAAGCCTACTCGTGGCGATGCATCTGCTAAGTCTGCTTCTACTCAGGTAACACTGATTGCGGCTACTGAGTCAGAAGTACAGGTAAGCGTAGACAAGCACTACGAATACTCACGTTTAATTGAGGACATTACAGACGTTCAAGCTCTTGCTTCATTGCGTCAGTTCTACACTCAAGACGCAGGCTATGCACTTGCAAAGCAGGTTGATACTGACCTCTTTACTTTGGGCAAGCGTTTGGGTGACGACAACGGATCTGGTTCTGACTGGATTCACTCTAACTCTTTCTTCATGGATGCTTCTACAGGTCTCACTGCGTATGCTGTTGACACTGTAGTTCCTGCTGATGTCTTTACAGACGCAGGTTTCCGTGCCGCT